TGCTGGAATCGAACCAGCGGCCTGCTGCTTACGAGGCAGCCGCTCTGACCAACATGAGCTAAAACGGCATGAAAAAAACCACTGTTGTGCCTTTTCGATAGCATACAGTGGTTAAAATAGGGCATTTCCATGAATGAAAGCTTACTTTTTGGGGTGCGGGTGCGGCGTGTATTTGTCGTCCTGCGCCTGCTGCACGGCGGATGCAATCATGAAGAACAGCCGGGCACCGTTCAGCAGAACAATCTCAAGCAGCGCGAGGATCATCAGAGTGATAAGAACTGTAGTAACCATAGTGTACCTCCTGAAAAATTGGCAAAAGAAAACCACCGTCCGGCTGGATGGTGGTTAATCCTTATTGGCAAGAGCTTTGAGGTATTCCCCATACAGACGCTTTTGCTCTGCACGCTCGGCATCAATTTCGGGAGTAGAAATAACCCCTCTGCCGGGGACTGTATGTGTACGCCGATATTCAGCAAT